ACATTCTACTTGATATAGTGCCCGTTTAGAGCGAATATGTGTACACCGAAAGGAACACTACACTTTTTCAGGAGGACAACACCACGATGAACATTTTTGAAAAGACCTACGCACAGGTTCAGGAAGCCAACCGAGTTTACGATGCAGCCACCACCGAGGCGGATAAGGAACGTGCAAGAGCCATCTACCATGAAGCCACCGACGCAATCGAGGCCCTCGGCGGCATCGCCTGCCGCGTCTGGAGAGAATACGAGGTCTCCAGAGACAGCGGCAACACCTACCTCGACATCAACGATGTGGTCTGGGACAAGGATGTGGAAGGCCTTATCTCCTGCATGAGGGACAACGGCATCGACCACTTCACCTTCTCCTCCGGCTGGAGCAGCGCGGTCGAGACCGCTTGGCTCTTCCAGAAGAACGGATGCCGCTTGGAAGGCCTCATCGAAATCAACAGCCGCCACAAAGACCTCTTCACCGACGAACAGGAAAAGGCCCACGCCTACCTTTTCAGCATCCAGTAAACCGCCGACCCACCCATAAAACCAACTGAGCCGCTTGGCTCTTTTGGTCGTATATACACAGTTTTTCGGGCAGATATTTGTCAGATATATTCCTCCAGATTGACTTGCTATTATGTGCTTTTAGAGCGAATATGTGTACACCGAAAGGGAAAACACAACAAACGGAGGAACCTACCATGATGAACATTTACCAGCTGAGAAACGCATTCGACCTCAAGGTGTACAACACCGCGATTACCAGAGCCGACTTCGAGGCCCACTTCACCAAGACCCGCGAGAGCATCCGCTTCACCTTCAACGGCTGGGACGGCAAGAGCTACGACGGCGAGAGCCGCAAGGCAACGGTCTACCGCACCGACATCGAGGGCTACGAAGAGGCCCGCTTCGTGAAGGTCGGCAAGCACCTGCACTACATCGACGAGGACAGCAGCATCCTTGAAAAGGCCACCGGCGAATACCACAAGGAAGCCAGCTGGCTGGTGGACGTCCTCAAGGCTGAGGCATAAGGAGGGACGAGACCATGTGGCACGAAGGAACGATTGGCATCCCGATGAAGGACGGCGGCTACAAGATTGCCCACTACTGGGTAAAGGCCTTTGAGGAAGGCAGCATGTACGGCATCAACGAAGGCCGCATCTCCAAGCTGACCATCAAGATTGACGGCAAGATTACCGCCAACTACGACAGAGGCTGGGACATCGAGCCTGCGGACGACCTGCCGACGCAGATGGCCTACTGCATCCTGCTCGAAAACTACAACTAAGAAGACCCGGAATCAGATATTCCCGAATGCAGAGCCGCAAGGCCCTGTATCTCGTTACAGAAGTCGCACCATCAGGTGGCGGCTATTTTTTATGCCCTTTTGGAGGTGAGAATGTGCGAAAAATGAAGAAATACAAGCCGACCAAGTTCAAGGCTAAGGATTCCCATTATGACGAGGCCGCTGCAGATTACGCCGTAAACTTCATCGAATGCCTCTGTCACACCAAGGGAACATGGGCCGGAAAGCCCTTTGAACTCATCGACTGGCAGGAACAGATTATCCGAGACTTGTTCGGAACCTTAAAACCAAACGGCTACCGACAATTCAATACTGCTTATGTGGAGATTCCCAAGAAGATGGGAAAATCCGAACTCGCTGCTGCTGTCGCCCTGCTCCTGACCTGCGGTGACGGTGAGGAACGTGCCGAAGTATATGGCTGCGCAGCTGACCGCCAGCAGGCGACCATCGTTTTTGACGTTGCCGCCGACATGGTGCGTATGTGTCCTGCGCTGAACCGGCGTGTGAAGATACTCGCTTCCCAGAAGCGTATCGTCTACACACCGACCAACAGCTTCTATCAGGTGCTGTCCGCTGAGGCCTATTCCAAGCACGGCTTCAATATCCACGGTGTCGTTTTTGATGAGCTGCACACCCAGCCGAACCGAAAGCTCTTTGATGTTATGACAAAAGGCTCCGGTGATGCCCGTATGCAGCCGCTCTACTTCCTTATCACGACAGCCGGTACGGACACGAACAGCATCTGTTATGAGACCCACCAGAAAGCAAAAGATATTCTGGAGGGCCGCAAGATTGACCCGACCTTCTATCCGGTCATCTACGGTGCCGATGAAACGGACGACTGGACTGACCCGAAGGTCTGGAAGAAAGCGAATCCCTCTCTTGGCATCACGGTAGGCATCGACAAGGTCAAAGCTGCCTGTGAGTCAGCGAAACAAAATCCCGGTGAGGAGAACTCCTTCCGACAGCTCCGTCTGAACCAATGGGTGAAGCAGGCCGTGCGCTGGATGCCGATGGAGAAATGGGATTCCTGTTCCTTCCGTGTGAACGAGGATGACCTTGAAGGCCGTGTCTGCTACGGTGGCCTCGACCTTTCTTCCACTACGGATATCACAGCCTTTGTGCTGGTGTTCCCGCCAAGGGATGAGGATGACAAATATGTCGTCCTTCCTTATTTCTGGGTGCCGGAGGATACGCTCGACCTGCGAGTCCGGCGAGACCATGTCCCGTATGACGTCTGGGAACGACAAGGTTTCCTGCAAACGACCGAAGGAAACGTCGTCCACTACGGCTACATCGAAAAATTCATCGAGCGGCTGGGCGAACGTTTCAATATCCGTGAGATTGCTTTCGACCGCTGGGGCGCTGTCCAAATGGTTCAGAACTTGGAGGGCATGGGCTTTACCGTCGTGCCTTTCGGTCAGGGCTTCAAGGATATGTCTCCTCCGACCAAGGAACTCATGAAACTGACCTTGGAACAGAAACTGGCTCACGGTGGGCATCCGGTACTACGCTGGATGATGGATAACATCTTCATCCGTACTGACCCGGCTGGCAATATCAAAGCTGACAAAGAAAAATCCACAGAGAAAATCGACGGTGCCATCGCCACCATCATGGGGCTGGACAGAGCGATTCGCTGTGGCAATGACGCTGGTGCTTCTGTGTATGACAACAGAGGCATCTTGTTTTTATAAGGAAAGGACGGTGATTATATGAGTTTCATTTCTGGTCTGTTCCGTTCGAGGGACAAGCCCACAAACAGCACCAACGGCAGCGGTTATCGCTTCCTGTTCGGCGGCAGCAATTCCGGCAAGAACGTGAACGAGCGCTCCGCCATGCAGATGACCGCCGTATATGCCTGCGTCCGAATCCTGTCCGAATCCATCGCTGGCTTGCCGGTGCATCTGTATCAATATGTAGATTCCGGCAGTAAGCAGAAGGCCTTGGAGCATCCGCTCTATCGACTCCTGCACGATGAACCTAATCCGGAGATGACCTCCTTCGTGTTCCGCGAGACCCTGATGACGCATCTGCTCCTGTGGGGCAATGCCTACGCCCAGATAATCCGTAATGGAAAAGGTCAGGTCGTAGCACTCTATCCGCTGATGCCGAATCGTATGTCCGTTGACCGTGATGACAAGGGCCATCTGTTCTATCAATATCAGATGCAGGATTCCGATGCTCCGACTGCCAAGAGCGGCACGGTCATCCTAAAGCCTACCGATGTCCTTCATGTTCCGGGCCTCGGCTTTGATGGTCTCGTCGGTTACTCGCCGATTGCGATGGCCAAGAACGCGATAGGCCTGTCCATAGCGACAGAGGAATATGGTGCTAAGTTCTTTGCGAACGGTGCCACACCAAGCGGTATCCTCGAATATCCCGGAACCGTAAAAAATCCAGAAGCGATACGTGAGAGCTGGAACGCAGGCTTCGGTGGCAGTTCTAATGCCCACAAGGTCGCCGTGTTGGAGGAAGGCATGAAGTATACACCCATTGCCATCTCTCCAAATGAAGCACAGTTTCTGGAGACCCGAAAATTTCAGATTGATGAAATAGCTCGAATCTTCCGAGTGCCTCCTCACATGGTCGGCGACTTGGAAAAGTCGAGCTTTTCTAATATCGAGCAGCAATCGCTGGAATTCGTGAAGTACACGCTGGAACCGTGGATTGTCCGTTGGGAACAGTCCCTGAACCGCGCACTACTCTCGGAGACCGAGAAGGCTGCTTATTTTGTCAAGTTCAACGTCGACGGCCTGCTCCGTGGTGACTACCAGAGCCGCATGAACGGCTACGCCACTGCAAGGCAGAACGGCTGGATGTCTGCAAATGATATCCGCGAGCTTGAAAATCTCGACCTGATTCCTGACGAGCTTGGAGGAAACCTGTACCTCATCAATGGCAACATGACCAAGCTGCAGGACGCTGGTATATTCGCAGCCTCATCCGCTGCAGGAAAGGAGGAAAAAACCGATGAAGAAGTTCTGGAAGTGGAAGAATCAGACGGTGACGAATCAGGAGACACAGGAACCGATGGTGGAAAGAACACTGTTTCTGAACGGCACCATCGCCGAAGAGAGCTGGTTTGACGATGATGTCACTCCGAAGCTCTTTAAGGACGAGCTGCTTTCCGGCAGCGGCGACATCACCGTATGGATTAACAGTCCCGGTGGCGACTGCGTGGCCGCAGCACAGATTTACAACATGCTGATGGATTACAAGGGTAATGTCACCGTGAAAATCGATGGCATCGCAGCTTCGGCAGCCTCTGTCATCGCAATGGCCGGTACCAAGGTCATGGTCTCTCCGGTGTCGATGCTGATGATTCATAATCCCGCCACTGTTGCGATGGGCGACGCTACTGAGATGCAGAAGGCCATCGCCATGCTGGACGAGGTCAAGGAATCCATCATCAATGCCTATGAGATTAAGACCGGTATGAGCCGTGCCAAGCTGTCCCACATGATGGACGCTGAGACTTGGATGGATGCACACACCGCGGTCGACTTAGGCTTTGCCGATGAAATCCTGATGCGTCCGGGCGAGACACCTGTGGAGAACAAGGCCGATGGCCCGATGCTGTTTTCCCGCGCTGCCGTCACCAATTCCCTCATGGACAAGCTGGCTGCCAAATGCCGCATCCAGCAGAAACCTGCTGTAAACGAACGCTCCGTCGACACTCTGATGGAGCGACTGAACCTTATCCGAAATCACATTTAATGGAGGTATCTCATTATGACTATTCTTGAACTGCGCGAAAAGCGTAACACTGCATGGAATGCTGCTAAGGCATTTCTCGATTCTCATCGTACCGAGAACGGTACTCTCACTGCTGAGGACGACGCCACCTACTCCAAGATGGAGCAGCACATCGCTGACCTCGGCAAGGAAATCTCTCGTCTGGAGCGTCAGGAGGCAATGGAGGCTGAGCTTTCCAAGCCTGTGAACACTCCTCTCACTTCCAAGCCTACCACTGGCAAGCAGCCGGAGGAAAAGACCGGTCGCGCTTCCAATGCGTACAAGGAGGCAATGCTCACTGCCATGCGCTCCAACTTCCGTCAGGTAAGCAACGTCCTTCAGGAGGGCGTGGACGCAGACGGCGGTTACCTCGTTCCTGAAGAGTATGACCACCGTCTCATCGATGTCCTCGACGAGGAGAACATCATGCGTAAGCTGGCCCACAAGATTACCACTTCCGGTGAGCACAAAATCAACATCGCGGCTACCAAGCCTGCTGCAGCATGGATTGAGGAAGGCGGCGCTCTCCAGTTCTCTGATGCGACCTTCTCCCAGATTCTGCTCGACGCCCACAAGCTCCATGTCGCTATCAAGGTGACTGAGGAGCTGCTCTATGATAACGCCTTCAGACTGGAGAACTACATCATCGAGCAGTTCGGTAAGGCACTCGCCAACGCCGAGGAGGATGCTTTCCTCAACGGTACCGGTGTCGGCCAGCCTCTGGGCCTCTTCGCAGCTACTGGCGGCGGCACTGTCGCGGCGACTGTCACTAAGCTGACTGCCGACGACATCATGAAGCTGGTCTATGCACTGAAGCGTCCTTACCGCAAGAACGCTAAGTTCATCCTGAACGACCAGACCATCGCTACCATCCGTACCTTTAAGGACAACAACGGTGCCTATATGTGGCAGCCTGCTCTCACTCACGGTGAGCCTGACCGTCTGCTCGGCTATGAAGTCCATACTTCTCCTTTCGCTCCTGTGGATGCTATCGCCTTCGGTGATTACAGCTACTACAACATCGGCGACCGTGGCACTCGTTCCTTCAAGCAGCTCAACGAGCTTTTTGCCGGTAACGGCATGATTGGCTTCGTTGCCAAGGAACGTGTCGATGGCAAGCTCATCCTCCCTGAAGCAGTCCAGATTCTGAAGGTCAACGCAGCCACTACCGCTTCTAAGTAAGAACCCGCTGACATGGGTGGCCTCGTATGACGCGGGGCCACTCTCTATTATGGAGGTATCGCTATGTTGATAACACTGGATGAAATCAAGAACTACCTCCGTGTGGACTTCGATGACGACGATGCTCTACTGACGGCCTTCCTCGCTTCCGGCCAGCAACTCTGTATGGATGTGGCCCGTATCACGGATGTCGCAGTATTCGAGGCAGAGCCAAATGCCCGTATCGCGGTCATGTACGCTGTGGCCTATATGTATGAGCACCGTGAGGAAGCTGACCACAAAGCGCTGACACTCACGCTCCGAGCTTTACTGTTCGGATGCAGACAGGAGGGATTCTGATGAACATCGAATTACTGAACGTCCGCATCTTCATCTCCAAGAACGAAGTGGTCACAGATACCATCGGCAACCACAAGAACTGCTGGACAGAATACTACACCTGCTATGCGACCATAAGCGCTGAAGCTGGTAAAGAAGAAACGGATGCCGGACTGGTAGTGGATGATAGCAAGGTCGATTTCACCATCCGCTGGTGCAAGAAGGCCGCTGCCATCACCTCCACCGGCTTCCGCGTCCAGTTCGGTGGTGAGCTTTATGAC